AGTTCCATGAGGCAATCGAGCAACTTTGCGGTGATGTAGAAAGGCTTGAGATGTTCGCTAGGTCGGAGCGTGATGGATGGGACTGCTGGGGGGATGGTGTGTGACAAGCCTGATAATTGACACAAGAGACCTTGAGGATTTGAATGCCTGCATACGCACCATGCTTGAACTCGGGCCTGTTTCTGTGCAATTGAAGTCGCACACGAAGCGGAGCTTGAGTCAAAATAACATGTCATGGATGTGGTATGGCGAGATTAGCAAGTGGCTGTTATCGAAAGGCGACCAATACAGCTACGCAACGCCTCAATGGGTTCACGATGCAATGTGCCACACCTTCCTCGGATACGAAGATGTGGTGATGATTGATGTAGTAACCAAGGAGCGCACCACTACCAGCAGACTGAATGGCACTAGCGGCCTAGACGTTGGGCAGTTCAAGCTGTATCTTGACCTTGTGTATGCGTGGTGCCTTGAGAAAGGATTAATGCTCACAATCCCAGATGATTGCGAGTACCAGAAACTAACAAAACTGGAGAATGGTTATGAGTGAGTGGATTAGCGTTGTAGATGAAATGCCAGAGAAAGGTCAGAAGGTTATTGCCTGCGTCTACTGGGGCGAAGGGATGGTAAAACCGCTTGTTGTGGAAATGACATGGACTGGCTCCACATTCAGGCGCGGCCCTAACTCATGCAAGCCAGGAACTGGTGAGGAATGCGTTACGCACTGGATGCCTATGCCACAGGATCCTTACAATGGCTAACAAGAAAAAACGCTGCAAGTGCTGCGGAGATTACGGAGAGGCGTCGGAAGGAGTTCAAACACCTAGTGGGTGGTTCATCGATTATTCTCACGCAATCAAGCACTCGATAGAGCTATCCAAAAAGCGCACAGAGCGATTGCTAGCGAAGGCGGTACGTGCGCAAGCGGCAGAGGCAAAGAATGCAGCAAAACGCGTTAGAGAGCGCAAGATGGAGGTTAAGCCGCTTAGTTACTGGATGAAGCGAGCGCAATCGGCTTTCAATGCTTGGGTTAGGGCGCGTGACGCAGGTCAGCCTTGCATTAGCTGCGGCAGGATTCACCAAGGCCAGAATCACGCCGGACACTACCGCCCAGCCGGAAGCAATCCAGAGCTTCGCTTTGAGCCTGATAACTGCCATTTGCAATGCGCACCATGTAACTCGCACTTATCTGGCAATCTCGGAAAGTACAGACCAGCATTGATAGCAAAGATTGGCCTTGAGCGCGTCGAGTGGCTCGAAGGCCAACACGATCCGAAACGATACAGGAAAGAGGATTATCAGGCCATCGAAGCAGAGTACAAAGCCAAGCTGAAAGGCATTCAACGTGACAGCTAAAAAATATTACAAAAACCACTTGCCACAACTGCGCATGTTGCGTATTATCTATTTCAAGAGGTGAGGCAACGGAGCCAAGCCAAACAGGAGAAGCAAAATGAAAAACATCACTGCACATAACAGCGTAACCCGCAACGTAACCAAAGAGCAATTCAAGGCCGTATTCGGCGCACTTCGCACACTGAGCCGCACTCGCGAAACCTTCGACTTCGATGCTCAAGAGAGAGCGGAAGATGCCTTGATTGAAATCAAGTCCAAAATTGGCAAGCCCTATCATTTCGCAATCCGCGCCGCCTCACTCGTGTGGGAGACCAGATAAGTGACTCGCGACCAACTCAAGCAGGCCCGGCACTCGCTGGGCCTTACTCAAGAGCAACTAGCTGATGAGATTGGAGCATCACTAGCTTCGGTGAGAAACTGGGAGCAAGGTCGGTGCAAGGTGAATCGAGTTGCCGCAAGGCAGATTCAGAAGATGCTGGATAGTTTAAATAAGTGATTTCAGGAGGTGCGCATGAACACGGTAAAAATCAAGGTCTTGGCCCAGCAAATTAGCGACGCCGCGCAAGCAATCATCGCACTTGAGTGTGTATGCAATGAAGAGGCTTGCGGCTACCTGATTGGTTTATACAAGGAGCAATTGAAGATGTACTCGGAGGCGCTGCATGAAGAAATCAACCGCGTGGCGTGAAGATAGGGTTGAGATGTTCGGAACGTGGGTTAGCAAGACAGGGGCTCTGGTGTACGAGCTCCTATCCCAGGGCAAGACCATGAGAGAGGTTAGCGACCTCACTGGGGTGGCTATGGGGTCGATGTCTGGATACATGGAGCGAGCGAAGAAATACGGAGTCATAGGAGAAAGAAAGAAAATGGATGTAATCGCAACAGACGCAGAAGGCAATGAGCATCACTTCACTAGCGAGAAACAAATCAAAGCTAACCATTACAGCTACTCATCAGTAAGACGAGCCTGCCTGGAAGGTCGAGTTTACTGCGGGATGACATGGCGGTTCGGCACAGAGCACGGTCATCGAGTTAACTGGCGCGGTCACATGGTGACTCGCCGCACGGCAAGGTTTTACGACGCTTGCATGAAGGTCGATATGGGTTATGGTGACATAAGCAGAATTGGAGCAGAGTGTGGAATGAACAAGCATTCGGCACTGGCTGCATATCGGCACCTGTACCGATGGGGATTTGCAAAAAGGATCTGCCCAAGCTACAAAGTGATTGGAAAATCCGAAAGGCTTGGTATAGTTGAGTTTGATTCCATTGATGATGCAGACATAGCGGGATTTAGCGCAAGGTCAATCAGGGATTGTTTCATAGGCAGGCAGAAAACACATGCAGGTTACACATGGGAGAAAATAACGGATGCTGAAGATCGACAGAAGGCCAGGGGAAAAGCTGCGATTGCGCGGCAAGGTGTACGGGACTCTCACAGTTCAACTGTGCAATAAGGAGATGCGGAACATTTACGGAACTAGCGTTGTTGTGCGCCTTGAGGCGAAGAACCAGGGGCAGACGTTTATTCCGGTGTATGACGACCGCTGGAATAAGTATGGCGACATAGAAATGAAGCAGTCAGGCGATGGCGTGACGTTTTTGATTCATGCAAAGCCGGAAGAGTTGCAGGTTTTACGAGCTGAGTTGATAGGGGGTGTGAAAGATGAGCAGATTTAAAGGTTGGTGCAAAAATGTAATGCCTTTTATTGTTGCAGCTGCAAACGGAGAGGTGGTTCAGGCGTCATGTGATAATGGACACACATGGTTTGACATTGATGAGTGCGAGATGTCAGATCCAGCGCTACAGTTTGATTTCGGTGATTATGATTACCGAATCAAGCCGCGCACAATCCGGATTGGTGATTTTGATGTGCCTGATCCGATGCGCGTAGATATTGGAATTGGAAATAAATATTTCACACCATCACTAGCAATGGCATCTGCAATAGGTTGCATGTGGCTAGGAGATGGTAGAGATTACGAGCTATTGCGTAATGGGCTTTGCCATGAGACTAGTGAAGCCGCAGAAGTACATGCAAAAGCGCTCATAGCGCTAACGAGTGCAAAATGACAGAATCAGAACTCAACGCAAAATACACGGTGGCGTTCGTTAACTCGCTACAAATAGACGATTACGGGCGCTACGTTGTGAGCAAGTCAGATGCTGACAGGCTGGCATCACTTCACACAGGAAAGCCGGTTGCAGCAGTCAAAGGAAGCCTGTGGATTGAGGTTGAGTCGGTTGTTAATGGTGAGTTGATTGGTAAAAAACTGGAGGTTGTGTGACAATTACGCTTGGCCTGTGGAACTCAATGAGCCTAAAAAGACAAACATTATGGCTAGAAAATAACTGCAAATATAATGGCGGAGGCAGGCCAAGATGACTTGTTCATGGCGTTGGAATAAATGATTCAGCGTATTGCCAGCAACCAAGAATAGAAGGAAAGCAGGTTGAGTGTCCTGCATATGCATCTTGGAGAGGTGCTCTTGAGCGTAGCTACAGCAAAAAATACCTGTCAGCTAGGCCCACATACCTAAATGTGTCTGTATGCGATGAGTGGCATAGATTCTCTACATTTAGAATTTGGTGGCTTCAGAATCAGGTAGACGGTTGGCAGCTTGATAAAGATCTACTTAGCGACGATGAAATTCACTCACCAGAATCGTGCATTTTTGTTCCATCATGGCTTAACTCATTTACCGTTGACGCTGGAGCTAGAAGTGGCGATCTTCCTATAGGAGTGTATTACAATAAAGGTAAGGGAAGGTTCTGTGCAAGATGCAATAACCCAAAAACAAAGATTCGTGAAACGCTTGGTTATTTCAAAACACCGGAATCGGCGTATCTATCATGGAGGGGTAGGAAGCTAGAAATTGCGATGGAGCTAAAGCGTGAGATGGATGAAATTGACAGCAAGATCTACGCTAGAGTTGTAGAGATAATCATGAAAGCTAAGTAAAGTAAGCCCCCACTAAAACTTGGGGGCTTTTTTGTGCCTGTGTTTGATACAATGTAACGGTTAAGCAATCATGAGAAGTTGAGGTTGATATGGAAGAAGAGAAGAAAGAATCGCTATGGGAGATTTCGGCTCGCAAAGTGGGTCGCCCGCCAGTCTACAACCATCCTGATGAGATGTGGGATGATGCATTGGCCTATTTCAAGTGGGCTGAAGATAATCCTCTATGGGAGGATAAGGCATTCGCGTTTCAAGGGGTGGTGACAGTTGAGAAGCTGGCAAAGATGCGAGCCTTCACTCTTGATGGTTTCCTTCTTCATTCGGGGTTGGCAGAATCAACGTGGTATGACTACAAGGTAAAACCTGAGTTTTCGGGGGTCGCACAAAGGATTGACAAGGCCATACGCGAACAGAAGTTCACTGGAGCAGCCGCAGACCTCTTGAATGCCAACATCATAGCCAGAGACCTGGGGTTGAAGGATAACGTCTCTAACGAGCATACAGGTGCCAATGGCGGGGCAATAAAGCACGAGATTACTGAAACTGCTGCCGATAAGTTTGCGAGCATCCTGAATGACCTCACAGAATAGCATAGAGACAGTTCGCAAGTTCATCCACTCAAATCCAAGGATTGCGCGTGACGCTATTGCTCGCATGTTTGATGGTGATGAGCGAACCAAGAATGACCTCCTGCATGACTTCAGGCTGTGGGCGAGGCCTGAGCAGATAGTTGAGATACCGCCAGAGAAAGACACACTAATGCTGCTGTGCGGTCGTGGTTTCGGAAAGACGTGGTATGTGAGCAACAAGGCGATTGATTTGGCGATGGCTGAGCCTTCTGCTCGCATAGCTCTATGGGCTGCTGATTTTGGATCACTGAAGAAGGTTAACTTCCTTGGTGAGTCTGGAATCATATCCCAGATAAATCCAAACATTGATTACGAGTTCAACAAGTCAGATTTAATCCTGAGGTTTGATAACGGCAGCCAAATTACGGGTTACTCATGCGAGGCGCTTGAACGGTCTCGTGGCAGTCAGTCATCCCACTCTGTTGTTGACGAGCTTGCTGCGTGGCAGTATGCAGAAGAGGGTCTTGAGGCGGCCAAGCTGATTAACCGCCTTGGCAAGAACCCCCTTATGTACATCGCCACCACCCCAAGGCCAACAAGCGTCATAAAGTCCCTGTGCAATAACCCATACGTTGAGGTTATTAAAGGCACAACTATGGATAACTACTTCCTGACGCCGAAATATGCAGAGTCACTAAAGCGCGAGCTTACCGACCGCATGTTTAGGCAGGAGTGCCTTGCAGAGATACTTGACGACAACCCATACGCATTATGGAGAATGACAGATATTGAGTCATGCCGGATTCATGATATTCCAGAGCTTAGGAGGATTGTTGTTGGTGTTGACCCAGCCGTAACCAGTAGCGATGAATCGGATGAGACTGGCATTGTTGTCTGTGGTGTTGACTATGGCAATCGCGTTTATGTTCTGGAAGATTGCTCCGTTAGCGCTGCCACTCCGGAGCAATGGGCGTCAGTTGTGGTTGATGCCTACAAGCGATGGAGTGCCGACTCAGTTGTTGCAGAGGTAAACCAAGGCGGCGACATGGTTGAGTCAATCATTCTTCAGAAGTCTCGTTCACTGCGCGTCATTAAGGTCAGGGCAACCAAGGGCAAAGCTGTGCGAGCGGAGCCAGTTGCCGCACTGTATGAGCGTCATGAGTGCCATCACGTAGGCAGGCATGACAGGCTAGAGCAGCAAATGACAGAGTGGGATCCCGTTAACAGCAAGAAATCGCCTGACAGGATGGACGCTCTTGTTTGGGCTGTTACTGAATTGGCAGACCTAAGTGCATCACAACCAATGCTATTCATGCCGTCCAGGTACAGATAGGAAAAGGCCCGTTAGGGCCTTTATCACAACTCAAATGATCTCATTAGCGCTCGTTCTTCTGCGTCATGCGCTCGCTTCCTGATGTTACTTGCTCCATCCTCATCTCTTCTGCGCGCGGCTTGAGTCTTTTGTGCGCAAAAAAGGCAAGTTCCGCTATCAGTCCTTTTTATTCTGATGCCGCAATTTTTGCATGGCCTTCCAACATAAACCTTAGCTCCGGCCTCTATCGCAGCCTTTCTGCCAACATAAGCGTTTTTCTCCATCTTGGCGTACCGCTCTCTATTGGCACCAAATTCTATCCCGCTCATCTCACCACCTCAATAATCAGCCTATCACCAGCGCAATCACTCAGGATTGCCACGTTGTAACATTGGAATGTAACGGCACTCCAACCTTCTTCCAGCAGCTCGCCGATTGCGTGAGAGATTGATTCATACTTGGTTACATGGCGAGATGGCGAAACAAGACCATCATGCGCCTCGATGTGAAGTCTGGTTGTAATCACGGCTCATTCCCCTCTTTGATTGCCTGCATAACTCGGCGCTTGGCTTCATCCCATATTAAGTCGCCTAGGTAATCTCTTGCACCAAGGTCAACCCAATCTGGCAGCTCAGATTCAACAATCACTGACATATCGACGACATCATTATCAATGTCATCCATCTCACCCTGCCGCTGCGCGTACCCATCGGCTTTCATGCTGTTGTAATCTGTCATATCCATCTCCTTTGTTTCTGTAGGCCAATCATGGCACCACATTAAAACTATTACAACCCCTCTATGGTAAAATTCATGCATCAATCAGTGGGGTGACAGATGGAACAATCAAGAGCAGAGATGCTAGTTAACCAGTGCCAGAGTGCGCTGGAGCGAATCAGGATGGCGCGGGTAAGTCAGGTGATGGGTTCAGACAGTAAACACGGCTCGCTTTATCGCGTGTTTGGCCTGCCGACAGAGCTTACATTCGAGCACAAGAAAAACATGTACGACCGCAACGGCGTGGCTGGTGGTGCGATTGACAAGCTGGCCGGTAAGACCTGGGAGTCATATCCCGAGCTAGTCGAAGGCGAGCCGTCAGCCGAAAACAAGGTTGACTCACCCCTAGAAAAAGAGCTGCGCAAGTTCTGCAAGCGGACAAAACTGTGGCGGGCATTCCGCGCCATGGACACAAAGCGGATGGTGGGCAACTATGCCGCGCTAATCATCAAGATTGCGGACGGCCAAGACTGGAGCCAGCCAGCAACCAATGTGCGACCAGACCAAATCGTTGGCTACATGCCGGTGTGGGAATGCCAGCTTCGTGTAACTGATACCGAAATGGATCGCACATCAGAGCGTTACGGCGAACCAAAGGCGTGGGCCTATCAGGAGATTGTCAGCTATGACAACTCCCTGAACACTAAGCCAGTTCAAGAGGTAAACATCCACTGGACTCGGGTTGTGTACTTCGGGGATGTGTTCACGGACGGCTCGACAAGCGAGTTCGGCAACAACCTACTGGCTCGCGGGTTTAACGCATTCACGGCTATCGAGAAGATTAACCAATCTGGCGCAGAGGGGTTCTTCAAGAATGCGGCCCGCCAGTTGCAGGCGAACTTCTCGAAAGAGGCTCGCATGGATGAAATCGCCCGCATGATGGGGGTGAAAGTCCAAGAAATCAGCGACGCATTCCAGGCGGTAGGGCGAGACCTCAATAGCCAGTTCGATAGCTTCATGGTGACTCAGGATGTGGACGTTAACGCCCTGACTGTATCCATGCCGAACCCGCAGGAGTTCTTCGATTGCTGCCTGCAAGAGGCTTGTGCATCGCTTGGTGGCTTCCCGGCTACCGAGCTAACAGGTCACATGACGGGTGAGCGCAGTAGCTCCGAGAACGGCAATGTAATGGCTCAACTCGCCACTTCTCGCCGCGCTAACGTCTTGGATAATGACATCGAGGATTTCTTCAATCATCTGTCTGACATTGGCTGCTTCAAAGGAGCTGAATTGTCTGCCGTGTGGGATGACCTTCTCGA